CAATTGGTCGATCTGCGGATTGGCGGCGACCGTTTGCTTGAATGCCAGAGCCTTCAAAAGACGATGCGTCTCCGATGGGACGTTCGGATCCGACATCGGAACAATATCGCAATTGTCGAGAGCCTGCTTGAAGCGGTCCAAGCGCGTTTGCGGATCGCCGCCCAAGGCCGGGCGCCTGTTGCCGCGCCAGAGAGATTCGGGGTCTGCACGAAACAGATCGACGAGCTTGCGGAATTCTTCGGCTTGCGCGGCATGAAGCGCCTTGTGCACCGCCCCTTCGACCTTCGTCGCCTGCTCGATCATCGCGAGCATGGTTCCGACCGGCACGTCGGCTTTGCCTTCTCCGACGGGGAGTTCTGCGGCACTTCCCAAGCGCGCCGCCACTTCGCGAAGCTGGGCGATGAAGGCAATCACCTGCGCCGACATGTCCTTGTAGGGCATCCCCATGACGGCGTCTCTAATTGGAAGGCCGCCGGTGTCGATTTCGGCGGCGCCGCCCGGCGGCACGCGGATTTCATTGGAGAGCTGGCGCCCGGTTCCTTTGGCCTTCAGCAACCCGGGGAACGTCGACATCATGCCGGAATCGATCGTGATCCGCATCAGCGCCGTCAGCGCCATCGCCATGTTGCCAAGCAACTGTCCGAGCCCTGATCCATAAATCCGCGACAGACCCGTCGAATAGGGGAAGAGAACAAAGGGAATCTTGGCGATCTGATCGGGATCGTCTTCATCCCAGTTGCGGCGGATTTCCAGGATTTCCCGTGAGGTTTCTTCGATCGTTACGCGATAGGGAAGTGCCAAGCCGGTGGGGGTGCCATCCTCGTCGGTGTGCTCAAAGCCCGGCAGGTCGAGTTCGCAGTAGACCTCATAGAGCGTGAAGTTCTGGTCTTCGATCCGCTGCGGCTGCGCTGTCGTGCCATCCGTCGTTGCGACCTTCGCCTCGACGGCATTGGGCTGAACCGCCATCGGCATCTGCAAATCGGTCTTCCGGTAGACACCCAGATACTGCATGCGCTTGACTTCGTTGGGACGCATCGTGACCTGGTGCGCGATTTGGCCTGCATTGGCCAGATCGGTGGCATTGGAGGGCACGATCAAATTCGTTCCGTCGACATATTCCGACACGGGACGCCGGCGTCGCGGGCAGGAATAGACTTTCTTGAACGTGCCGGACGCAAGCCCTGTCCACCACAGCATGTAACGTGTATCGGGATAATATTCGGTGGCAGTCTGGGTCAGGTAATAGTTGAGATCGTTTTCGAGGTTGCGGGCGAGCTGATCGGCATCCTCGGTTTCCGGACCGAAGTTCACGACCTTGACCGGCCCCGAAGCGGGACACATTTCGGCGTAGGCATTCGCCCGAAAGGTTTCGACGGCTTGGGCGAGCACCGGATCGCGCACGACAGACGTGCTCATGCCGAGCGCCGACGTCGAGACATCCGATTTGGGCTCCTCGATCTTGAGGCCCAGAAGTTCCACAAGCTTGGCGCGAATCTGGACCCATTGATTGCGGTCCTGCTTATGGGCCTCGATCGCGGTCAACAACTCTTCGGCAATCCTGCCGCGATGGAGAACATCGACCTTGTTGGCGAGGTTGGCGCTGAAGTCCGTATCGGCTTCGTCATCGTCATTATCGGCTAAGAGCGATTCACCCGTCGGGTCGATCGTGACGAAGCCGTCATCCCCCGTGATTTCAACAGTTCCGGTATCGTTGATTTTGACGGGACTATCGACGTCGTCGGAATCTTCATCAGGAGGAAGCGAGACGATGGGCGGATCAAAGGCGGACATGGTGTCAACACTTTTCCGTTTCCGGCCACGTTTTGTGGCGGAATTCGTTTGATCCGTCATGTGACTTTGGACCTGTTTTGTGGTAGGGTTTTCGACTGATTTTCGCGGGGGACTCGAATGGGCTTTTATTGGGAGATAACCGACGTCGGGGGCGATCGCGTCAAACGATACGACTGGCCCGCGAAATCCATGACGCCCGTTGATGGAATGGATGCCGTCTTACGCGGCTGGCGAAAGGAGGCCATTCGCGAACGCGAAGAATTCCTGAATCTTCAGAAGGATTTAGGAAGAACGGGTGACCGTACGACCGCAAAGATCATGAAAGAATGCGCGTCATACCAGCTCCAAGTGCAACGCGCGTGCACATTGATGCTCCCGTGGGTCGGTGTGCCGGATACGAACCAAGACGTTCTCCCGTCGTCGTTGTGGCCCATTGATTTGATGGACGCATTGGATCACGTATCCTGGCGGTTGCTCCTGTGCTTTGGATAAACCCTAATTCGTCAGTTCCTTACCCTGGCCACCGTGTTGCTTGAGGATCGCGGCCTGCATCTGCTCGAACGAGTCCAGGAACATGAAGGCGCGTCCCAAATGTTCCTTGCACATCCCGACATTCACGCCCATGGGGGCCTGAGCAAGATAAGCGTCGAGTTCCCGTAAGTTCCTCTGAATGACGCCAAGGAGATCAGAGGGCGTTAAAGTGATGGGTTGGGCATTTGTGGTATCGTTGGACATGAAGGATTCCAATTGTGAAAAGGCACTATTTCAAGGACGGCAAACGGTGGTGGGATTATTCCGGCTCCATGCGGCGGGATTCCAGCGAATTCTGGCGCGATCTGCGCAAACGTTGCGGTTCAAAATTCGCGCGCCTTCTTTGGAAATTGCATCGACGCGATACGCTGGCAGCGATGACCACGAGTGCACATTGGGAGTTAGAGGAAATTTTAAAGTTGAGCCGAAAAAGCGGAAAGGATTTGAGATGACGGTAGCCGAACTGATCGCACAATTGCAGAAATTGCCGCCGCATGTTCGCGTGTTTACGCGTGGCGGGGAATACGGCTTTGTGGACCAACGAAATCAGGGCGGAAGTCATAGGCTCCATCGGGGGGCACTTCATAAAGTTGCCACCACTCTTCCTTCAGAATCGCACCGCCACGAACAATCGGCTGCTGCTGCCATTGGGCGGCCCACTCGAATGGATTGGACTGGAACGTGAAGATGAGTGACTGGGATTCCATAGGAACGGCTCCGCGCGACGGCAACGAGATCGAAGTTAGAGACGCAGAAGGTCGTTGTGCTCTTGCGTGGTGGTCATCCCAAAATGGTATTTGGCGGTCTGGCGGCATTCAGCACGGCGACCCACTCAAGCCTATTCTCGATGATCATCCTTGGACTGAATGGAGACGGCCTCATGTTTGGCGCATCGAAAGGATAAGAAAATGAGTGCAACTCGCCGCTCTCTTCTCACCGGCCTTGGAGGCATTATTCTTGCGGGGACTGCAATTGTCAGAGCGTCTTCGCTGATGACAGTGAAAGCGCTAGACCCGCTTGATCCATCGGCGTGGCGGGTCACTGGACCAGAAGGCGTATTTATAGTCGATGATCCTTTCCTACTTGAAAACGGATATGGCGCCCTCAATCCTGATTATGTCAAAAAGTGGTTTGCTTGCGTTCTCAATTCACAGATGGATCGCCACTCGGGCTCAAAACCTGTCGTCATTTTAAGCCGTATTCATGCTTGATAAAGCGGCTTTCAACTTTGCCGCGGGATCTGCTGTCCCCTAACAGGAAACAAGGCCCAAGGCCCCATGATCTTTCCCTATCGCGTCGGCCGTTTAAAGTTTTTAGCGCATTCTACGCGCGTAAAGCTGCCCACCGGCAACCAGAGTGCTTACAGAAAAAGTCGGGGTTCCGACGAGGTAGACCGTCGTTGTGACACTGACATTCACGCGGAAGGGAGGGATTTGAACTGTGAGCGGCGCACCATCAGTCACCGTCGCATTGATCTGTGACCCGCCAATCCCGCCAGTCGCACCGTTGAATGTTGGCGCCGTGGCGCTTGTCAGCGAGATATTACAATACGTGCTCGTCACACTCGTCGATGACGCAGGCGTGTAACAGACGGTCGCGCTGACATCCCAGTCACCGGGCGACAGCGAAAGAGTTGTGATATTGACGCTTGTGTCGGATGTCATCGAGACATCTGTGGACGCATTCGAGACGACCTGGCCCACGCTGCCGGCAACGGCATTTCCGCCCGATGTGACGCCAACAATCACGGGGGTGACGAGAGTCGGAGAATTGGCAAAGACTAATGCGTTACTCCCAGTTTCATCCGTGACCATTGCTTTCAGATTAGCGCTGGTGGGAGTTGCGAGGAACGTCGCAGCGCCCGTCCCGAGGCCTGAGACACCTGTTGAGATCGGCAAGCCCGTGCAATGCGTGAGGGTTCCCGACGATGGTGTTCCGAGTGCGCCGCCTTGAATCGCACTTTCGATATAAGCAGCGACCGCGCTAAACGGCCACTGAACATTCGAGCCTGTTTGCAGACCGACGGTGATATCGCTATCGCTGATGGTCGTACCGGACGGGAAATCGCTCCATTTGACGTCGGCCATCAGGCGGTCTCCGTAACGAGAGCATCGCCAGATTCCGTGATCAGGCTATCGCCCAATTCCGAAACCATGGGTCCGGGCGCGACGATTTCATCGGATTGAATGATCAGGCCAGAACCGCCGATCTTGGCTTGAAATTGCAGACCTTCGCCGAAGCAAAGACCCGTGGTGGTGTCGATGAACCCAGGCATTGAGTGCTCTCTCAATGAAGATTGGAGAAACTTCGAAGGACATTGCAGACAAAAGCACGCATGCCGTTCTCACGGCGCCGCAATGATAAAATCCGCCCCGCACACGGCACATTCCAAACCGTCATCCCGCGTCCCCGTCGGGAACGAGTCCAATTCCGATCTTCGGTCAAAGCGAATAAAACAGCTTGGACATTGATACGCGTTCTCGATGCGCGGATTGTAGTAGGTTTCCCGGACCATCCAGTCGGGCTTGGCATCGGCGCGCTTGGATAGCCATCGGGCTTCCTTGCGCAGAGCAGCGATCACACGGTCGGACATGGGACTTTATGCGGGGTAGATGGGGGACGACGTTCCACGGAACTCGCGGGCCGCTCGGTCTTCATCGGCCTTTTGCTCGTCGCGTCGCACTGCGTAATTGTTGTCTCGCAAATAGCGCATCGCCATCGAAACGGTATCGACAATATCATCGTGCGCGCCCCGCGGAAAACGGCCGCATTCCTGAATGGTCATCTCCGCCCATTCAAGAAACCGAACGTCGCCATCTTCCGTGATCTCTGCCGGCGCATGGACCATGCCGTCCGTGAAAATATCGAGTATCGAGTGCGCCCGGCTCCATTTATCGCCGCGTGGCTCGATCGTTTGCACGCCCCAACTGCGATTGGCATGCAATCGCTTGATCGTCTTGATGACGTCGTGACAACGGTTCTTGTTCTCAATAATCAAGAGATCCACTTTTTGCTTGTTGCAGGTGTAGGCAACCCAATCGCACAGGCCCCATTTTTGCTGCGCGCGGCGGAGATAGGCCCCGCGTGCTTCGCCCGGGATTTCGTCGACTTCTTCTCCGGACAGTTCATTGAGGTGTTTCTGCCATGCGTCCACCAAAAGTATGCAGCGCCGCTTGGAAACTGGATCGTCATGGACAGCCCAGACGCTCAACGCCGAATAGTCGTCCTTTTCCTTTTCGCTGAAAGCGGTATCCAACGACGCCAAAACGAAGATCGGTCGGATGCCGGGATTGAATTGGAAGCGACCCTGACGATCCCGGACAACCTGGTGCGGCTGCCACCACTCGTCCTTGAAAAGACCGCCGCCACGCGGAATAGGCGTCTGCTGATATTGGCCGGCCCAAAGATAGCGATTGCGCTTGAAGGACGCGAGGGCCCCTTCCGGAAACCGCTCCGGCCATGCCAGTTCGCCTTCGTACTCTCTCGGGTCTTGGCCGCCATTCCATCCCGTATAGTGCGAGAAATGCCGGAAGGGCTCGTATGCCATCGGGATAATCAGGTGACAATATTCGTCACCCAAATGCTTCATGATTTCGCCGGCGGCGTCGTCCTCATAGAGACGCTGCATGATCACCACGATGGCGTCCCGCTGCAGATCATTGAGGCGGTTTTGCATGGCCTCCCGCACCCACGTCGTCACCGAGGCGCGCGCTTCGACGGTTTCTTGCGTTCCTTTGAGTTTGTGAGGGTCGTCCAGAATCACTCGGTGACCGCGTTCGCCGGTGCCGACACCTCCAAATGATGAGGCGAAGCTGAACCCCGTCTTGTCATTGGTGACGCGGATTTTGCCATCCCCGACAACCGAAAAAACGTGCCCCCACAGTTTGCGATAGGCCGGAGAAGAAATGAGGTCACGAAATTTCGCGTTATCGCGCTCGGTTAATTCCGGCGAATAGGAGAACGAAACGTAGCGCAAGTGGGGAAGCCCCATCGGGCCCCATTCCCAGGCTTTCCAGAAGACCTGAACAGTCAAAGACTTCATAAATCCGGGCGGCACGTTGGCCAGAAACCGATTGAACGGCTTCTCTTGCCCTTCCATATCGAGGACGTCGCCTCGGGTAATGGCCTCCAAGTGCGAACACAACGCTTCTAGAGGCCAGCCCTCGATAAAGGGGTCCGCAGGCTCGAGGACATGCCAAAAGTAGCGGATGAACTCCAGAAGACCCCCATCGGGGTTGGATTGAAGACGACGGGCTTCGCGGATCCGTTTTTCCGCCAACGCTGCAGCTAAGCGTTCCTTGCGCTGACGAAGGCCTGACATGTCCTAATGCTTCGAGCGCCCGTTTCTCTTTTCGGGACGCATGATGATTTGTTCCGCTTCCGCCGCA